ACTTACCCACGCGTTGATGATGCAGTTATCATCGAGCTCGTCATAGACGGCCTGTTGTGATTCTCGTAAATCAAACTTAAAATCAGGAAAATCAACAGGCATATCAATCCTTTTGTCAACAATTTCATAGTCATCTGGTATTAAATCCGTTCTTCCAATAGGTATAGTTACAAGATTCTCTCGAATCCGTGCCATATTTTTTATAACAATAGGCGGGTCATTTGGATTCTGAGAAGGTATTTTATAAGTTAGCTCTTTACTAAGATGCTCTTTATACTCTCGAGTTGTTTCCAAATAAATTCTATTGCTAATGACTGCTTTCATTAAAGACCTAAATCTGTTTTTGCTATAATGTAATTTTTAACGAATTCGCTTCGTACAATGTCTTTTATATCAAAATCAATAAAATCAAATTGATCCATTGATTTTAAAATTCTAACAAAATCTTTTAACCCATTTTTTTCTAGGTCTGCTTGCCTGAAATCTCCGCAGAATACAACTCTGCAACCTTGACCTATTCTTGTTATAATTGAATCTAGCTCATGAAAGCTCATGTTTTGACACTCATCTATCATAATTGTTGCATTTCTGAGAGTTACTCCACGAATAAATGAAGTAGTCATAAAGTGCACTAATCCTTTAGTTTTTAATATTTCATAAGCATCTCCGCGCTGAAATAACTCAATACAGATATCTTTGTACGGTTCTTCATACACCGAAGCTTTGTCCTTTTCGTTTCCAGGCAAGAAGCCTATATCACGAGTAGGTACTGCGCTTCTTATGATTACAAATCTTTCATATATATTTTTTACCATATCATCAAAGGCGAGATAGCAAGAGATAAATGTTTTACCTGTGCCGGCTACTCCATGCAGCATTAAGTTTTTATTACTTTCAAATGCTACTACTTGATTTTTAGTTAATGGTTCGATTTCTTGTAAATCTAAGTTTGCTCCCGCAAGAGTCTTTTTTCGTCTAGGCATATTAATTATACTTTTCTTCGAGTGTCTTTTAGTCTTTCTTCAGAATACTCATATAATAACCACGGCAAGCCGCCCATATGTAATACTCCAGCCCACGTTTTTTCTGCAGGAGGAGGTCGAGGAATGGTAAAAGGAAAATTAATATCCTTCAACCAAAGAACAGAAGCTACATCTTTTAACTCTATCTTTCGTATTTTGTAGTACTTTAAATAAGAATTCATAGTCTTTTGATAAATAAAAGGAGTTCCGTTACTATCAATAAAAGACTTACTAGTTTGCTTCAGAATACCAATTAACGAGTCTATAGAGTGTTTCAAAGGTACAAGCTCCAAAAACGGAGTTTGAAGTCGACGAATGCCAAGAGTAGCTCCTGGCATATTTTTATCGTCTAGAACTACATTATCTAGCAATAATAACCCGTCTACGATTTCCCAGTTGCTATTCGGAAGAATATAAACTGGAAATTTAATCTTCTTTATTTCTTTGTAGGTAACGATCACACTTCATACATTTTTGCAAACTTACCCATAGAGTAGTCGTCTCCAACTTCAAAGTCGCACCCAACTGGAGCACCAGAAATAGACACTCCTCTGTCTAGTTGAATAAACTTTTGTAACATTTCAGAATAAAAATCAATTTCGTCTTCAGGTACCTCTGCTAAGATAGAATCGTGCACAAGAGCAAAGATTCTTGCTTTCATTTTTTGGGACTTAATAAACTGTCCCATGTCTATAGCACCTAAAAGGTTAATATCACTAGCAGTAGACTGCACCAGAAAATTAAGACCAGACCTAATGCTATGACTTTTGATGCCTGCGTCTGTTGATGAGACATTCGGCAATCTCCTTTTACGGCCAAAGAAACTATAGATAAATCCATTGTGCTCAATAAATTTTTGATTATTGTCAATCCATTTTCTCAACTTATGAAATGATTGAAAGTAGTCATCAATAACTTCTTTTGCCTCTTGTTGGCTAAAATAAGTGCCCGAGTCTTTAGTAACCTGCTCACTAATCTTCTTTGGCCCTGCGCCATACATGATGCCAAATGTTACTGCTTTCGCTGCCTGTCTTTGTGTTCCGTACAACTCTGCAACATCTTCAACGTCACAGGGCAGCTTAAATACTGTTTTTGCAATTGTACTGTGAAAGTTACCACCGCTACGAAACACATTCATAAGGGCTTCATCTTCAGCTAGTTTTGCAGCAACATATACTTCTGCAGTTGTTAAGTCCATTGCCACGATCTTATGTCCTGGCGCTGCTTTAATACACCCCTTGACAATAGGATTGTCCCGAGGCAACTGCTGCATATTTAACTTACCACTACTTGATAGACGACCAGAAGTCGTACCATGTAGATTAAAGTTTGTTCTCAACCTACTATCTCTATCAAGTTGAGGAATAATCTTATCAAGATAGGTATTCTTGATTTTAGACTTTTGTCGAATATCCAAAATAAGTGCAGGTACTTCAGACTGATTAGATAAATCTTTCAGAACTTCTGCATCTGTAGAGTCTGCTCCGGTACCGGTCTTTTTACCTGTAGGATGCAAACCTAGCATATCAAATAGTAACTTACGAAGCTGTAGTGTGCTATTGGGGTTGAAATCTTTTCCCTGTATCTCTTCAAATTTACGAATCTTTGGATTTTTATACAGGGTACGAATAGCTTCGTCAATGTCTTCTTGCATTAAAGACTGAGACTTCAACAGTCGCATCTTATCAAAAGGAACCCCATTGTCTTGAGTATCAGTTAAAAATCTACAACCTGGGATAAGAATATTATTGTATACCCATGCCAGCTTTTTGTTTTGCTTAATTTTTATAAACTTTTCGTAAATTAAAAATGTACATACAGCATCCATTGCTGCATATGTTTTCATTACATCAAAAGGAATAGACTGCCACTGAAAGTCTCCTTTTAGTATACCGTGTTCTTTTCTATACTGCTCAATCCAGTCATACATGGGCTTTTCATAGTCCCCGTATGGAGTATATTTTAAAGACAACTGTTTCAATCCATGTCCGCCAGGGTTTTCATCAATTAGATAATGCAGCAACATGGTGTCTTCAAAGCTCGGAAACTTGAAGTTGAAATGATACTCAAAAAATGCCATATCAAACTTGGCATTATGAAATACTACTGTTTTTTCGTCGAATAGCTGTTGTAGTAGCTGTTCAGTGGTATCATCAAAGCAATCGGTATCAATATAAGCACCGAACCTGCCATTATAAGAAAGACTAATACCCAGCATATGACCATTTCTAGGATAAAGCCCAGTTGTCTCAGAATCGAGAGCCACATATCTACATGGGTCTTTGATGGCAGCCTTGATAAATTCATTTGCTTCTTCCGTGTCCTGTATCCCAAAAGCAATACTATTGTCTATAATAATTTCTTCTACTTCTCCTCGAATATAAGAAATGATACTGTCCTTCGAGGACTCCCACGTATTTCTTGCTTCGGGTTTAAAGGCAAGCATTGCAGGATTAATAACTGGTAAGAATTTACCTTCAACTTTCTTACCGGAATATTCTGTAACAGAGTTAATTTTGGTAAAATACTTGAGGGAATCTGACCCTACAAGAATAATCCAATCATACAGATCAGTATCAATCTGTATGTCACAATCTCTCTTTAATACTTTTTTAATGTTAGGGTCCGAGCACAGTTGAAATTGGTCAAAATCAAATGCACCTCCGAACTCATAACTAAAATCTGTTCTACTTGGTTTGGTCTCTATTAGAGCGACCTTAGGGCTCGTCATATAAATACTCCTATGAGTAAAGTTTTTGTTTCAATTTTTGTACTTGATTTTCTGATAGACCTCCTGGGTCGTTGTCCGGTATATTAATATTTCTTGTCATAAGATCTACATTCTCACACATTTGCTTTACATTTGCTGCTGCTTTCTGTCCGGCTTCGTCGCCGTCAAAGAATACTACAGCATGTTCTACTCCTTGTAACCGAAAGATAGACAATTTATCTTCATTAATATTTCTTGTACCAAAACAACATACTGCATTTGTTAATCCTTTATCATGTAGATTTATCATATCGTAGATTCCTTCTACAAGAATAACACTGCCCTGTATCGGGACTACCTTCGAAGGATACAGCGGCATTCGTGCCCCAGGCGGATTGATAAGATACTTAGGAGTACCTCCAGTCATGTGCCTTGCATTGAAAGCTACAATCTTTCCTGATATGTCACGAATAGGAAACACAACTCGACCAATAAAATGCTCATGGTCTTGAAATGCTTCAAACTTACGGTAAGTATCTGGTTTGATTCCTCTCCAGTTTCCAACGTAAGGCAATGCACTTGGGGGAAAAGGCAAGCCCACACTTTCAGCTCTCTTCTCACGAATTTTTTTCTTAATAAGTTCTCTGCGTAAGTGTAGAAAACTTGCCTTTTCTCCAAAATGCACAAAAAGATTTCCCTTGTAGCCACAAGAGAAGCAATGAAATATGCCAGTGATTTGATCGACTCGCATACTTGGGTTACTATCATCATGCTCAGGGCTAAGACACGATACTACATAGTCTTTGCCTTTGGGCAAGAAAGGAACCTGTTTAGAATATAATAATTCTTCTACGTTCACTTAGCAGTCCGAATCAAAAGATTGCCACTCATCATACTCGGTGGGTTCGTCATATTCATACTCATCATCGTACCCTTCTGCAAAAGTATGTACTAAATTCTCTTCGATAGCGTACTGACAGCCTTGGTAGTAATCTTTATGTTCATCATCTAAAAGATGAAAATAAACAGATATACGTGCAAGCATAGTTTTTGCTAAGTCAATATTCTCCTCTGCCATTGCCACTTCGAGAATATCAAAGTAAGGGCCAACCTTTACTTCTACTCTAGGTGCTATACTCATCGTCTCATACTCGCTAAATCTTTCATTTGTTGCTCGTCGATAATTGGGATTGCATTTGATTTGTGCATGGTTCCGATACCTTTAACAAGGGTTCCGGTGTAACGTGGCGGTTCCACTCTAGCGGCAACTCCAGCTGTGCCGGAATCGCTTGGGTAGTCGGGCGTTTCTCGTCTAAAATATTCTGTATTGTTTTTGGATACCGTTGAAAACACTCTTTTCGTGCGTCGAACACTTTTTGTGCTCTTTCTTCGTCCTGATGTTGTATGCCGAATAGATCCATAAACCATCCCCATAAAAAAACTCCTGCCAATAGAAGATATATTATATCAAAAATCAGCAGGAGTGTCAAGAACTATTTTTAGATGTCGTTTATTTCTTCACCAGTCTTGTGCTCATTTTCTTCTTTTTCGTCTGGTGTGAGTGCCGATTCAGGGCCAATTTTTAGAGTTTCCCAATCCATAGTAGAGGTGAATGTTCCCATTTTACCACTTCTCATCTTAGTACAGTTAAATGTCATAATAGCATCTTCAGTATTCCACGTATCAATCGTGAAAGCTGCATCCGCTGCATCGAGAATACCTTTGGCGAAGCGAGCTTCTCCGGTAGCATCTATTTGATAAGGGCTGTAGATCGGCACTTCATACTCCTGGGCCATTGATTTCAGTGCTTTACTTACTTCTATCTGCTCAGTCCAGTCATACTGACCTGCGCGTGACGGAAGATTAGAACGCTTGACTTGATTGATATAATCAACAATGATTACACCAACATCCATTGCACTTTTTACTTTCTTGTCCAGCTCTGCCCGAATCTTTGAAAGTGTAAGAGAAGCATCATAGACAACATCCAACTGCTGAGTCGGGAGAAGCTCACAGTTAGTCTTTAGATCGTAGTGTAGGCGATCAAAGTCTTGATGATCTTGATACTCTTTCAATTTTTCTTCTGGGTTGACAAAACGATTTGCCCACCAAGCTGAGACAAGCCCCCACTCCGTAACACTGAGATTACGTTTGCGAATACGCTCGTGAGGAACTCCAGTAGCAATGGAACAGCATCTTTGTAGAATCTCACGACTATCCATCTCGATTGTGAAATAGATAGCAGATTTTCCACTTTCATACACTGTATTTGCAATGTTACAGCAAGTAATGGATTTCCCTGCCCCGCGTCGACCCCCGACAAGAATTAAGTCTCGGGGAGAAAACTTAAACTCTTCGTCGAATGCGGAGTTCATGCCGAGGGGCAGGTACTTTTCCAACTCATCTTCAGCAGGGAACAGGGAAATACGTTGCATACTTTCCTGGGGCCGCTCTAGTTCCACTTTATCTTCTATATCTAGAACGATCTGATGTAGATGAGATACTGACTCTTCTGCATCTTCAAAAGATATAGAATGGTCAATATATTTTTCGAGTGAGTACAATATCTCTTTTTGAGTATACTCATTCTTTAGGTATTGAAGCAGCATAGAAGGGTCTGCTTCAACTTCCAGTGCTTCTATAGCAAGAATTTTTTCTTGCGTAGCACTATCCCGAATCTCAAACTTTAAATCCTCAAATGTAGGAACAGTATGAT